GAACTCGAGCGTCGCCTGTCCGACCTCGAAGACCAGCCGGCCGAACCGAAGACGCTGGCAGAAGGCGACGACCGCGACTACACGGAAGCCGACACCGGGTACACGTACGACAGTGCGCGCGGGTCGATGTCGCGGTAAGATAGGCATGGGCTTTTTACCGACGCTGATTTAGTCGGCATTAGGAATGAGTACCCAAACACAGGGCGAACACGAGTTCGATGTCGAAGTTCTCGTTTCTGGCGAAGAGATTCGAGGATACACGGCAGGCGAAGCACTGCAGGCCGGCGACACCGTCGCGATTACTGGCGACCTCGAAGTCACGGTCGCCGACGATGGTGGTCCGTCGATCGGCGTCGCGGCGTACGATGTCGCGCAGGGCGAAGAGGTGCCGGTTCTCGGCGACGACTGCGAAGTCCGAGTCGAAGTATCAGAGGCGGTAAACGCAGGCGACGCGCTTGTGCCAGACGGACTCGGCACTGTCCGACAGGCAGTCAGCGGTCAGACGCCGGCTGAGCAACCACTCGCCGTCGCGAACGAATCCGGTGGCAGTGGCGAATTGATTCAGGCGTACATCAGTGCGTCGACCGGGGTGTTAGCATAATGAGTACAAGTTTAGACGCGCGACGGATGCTCGGACAGCACAGTCAAGAGGGTAACTGGCGACTGAAGGGCCTACTCCTGGCCGGGATGGAAGAAGGCGCGTCCCGTGACGATTACGCGCGAGCATGGCCGTCGACGAAAGACAGTTCGTCGTACCGAATCCTGTCGCGACACAACGGTCGCAGCGCAGAGACAGAGAAGAACCGCACCGTCGTCGCCGAGAAAGGCAGTTCGCGATACCGCGCGCTCAAAGACCATGCCAGCGGCAGTGCGTCGCGAACGCTGTCGGCTGCGAAGCCGGAAGAGATCGACGGGGGCCGCGCACTCGGCGCGCCACTCGACGACTCGATTAAGCGTATGCTGTTCAGTACGTCGACGAACGAAGAGGTCGACATTCTGTTCCGCGAACAGCTTCTCGAGACGATTATGCAGGGGTCGCGGCGTCGCCAGATCGCCCGTGACGTGTCGAACGTACTGAACGTCGACACGCGACGCGGCGACATCCCGATCGCAGAAGACGACCGGAGTGGTCGCCTGACTGCAGAAGGCGCAGAGATTCGCGACGACGGCGAAGATTACACGACCGTCGAATGGAACTGTGAGAAGGTCGCAGCCGGGTCGCGAATCACCGAAGAGATGGTCGACCACGGTATCGTCGACCTTATCGAGCGACAGGTCGAAGATGTCGGCCGGCGCGTCGAGAACTCGATTAACGAAGTCTTCCTGACGAACGCGATCGACGATGCCGTCGCGAACGGTCAGTCTGTCACGTTCGACAGTAGCGTCGACGACCCTGGATACCAGGCATTGAATCGTCTGTACGGCGAAGTCGATAAGGCCGACTTCAACCCCGACCAGTTCATCTCGTCGCCAGGATACCGGACAGAAGTCTTCAGTAACGACAATCTGCGCTTCGTGAACAGAAGCGGCAGTGACGAAGTCGTGCGCGACCGGATGTTCGACCCACTGCTGGATATGACGCATAACGGCGCGTCTCTCAACAGTTACGACGACGAAGGGAAGAACGTCCCCGGTGGCGGAGCGAACGACTTCCAGTTCACGGACTCAAGCGGTGCGCCAGTCGCAGGCGGCATCGGTGCGCTGATTCTGCAGCAGAGTCATAACCACTTGATTCTGTATGCCCCGAACGGGAACGACATCGAAGTCAAAGATTACGACGACCCGATTCGCGATCTGCGCGGCTTCAACGCGAGAATCCATGTCGACCAGGAGTACTCGCAGGCGCGAAGTGCGGGCGTAATCGAACAGCCGTAAGCGAGGCTAACCGCCTGGTCCGGCCGCTGTATCAATCCTACATATTTTTGTGGGTGCGGTATAATCGTTATACTGGTAGGCGACTGGTTCATCCCTACCCGTTGGTCGTTGCTATTCGAGACATGGAGGCCCGACCGACACCCGTACGGTGAATTAGGATAGCCGTACGGGGAAGGGCGGGTTTCTGAGACACCCAAAGCCTTAGTGACGACTTCGCGTATGCCCGCGTACGATGCACTTCAAGAGGTCGGAGGGTGCGAAGGCTGTCGACCGTGAGTTTCACGAGTTCCGACAGCGCGCCAGACAAACAGGCTTCCGCGTGAATCAGTTCGGCGACTCGGAGATCGTCGAATATAATCTCGAGACAGCCCGCATCGATGGGAAAGATAATCCCTTCTCGTATCGCGTGAACAGGGCCATCGACTTCTTGTCGATAAACGGCACTGACGTACGAACACTGCGGAACCGATAACAGATGGTTACGATATTCCCGTCGATCTTACCAGACGGCGAGTCGTTCGTCGACGACACATACAGTCGCGCAGAACTCGACCGCATGGAGTGGCAGGAGTTACGCAGTGTCGCGTCAGAACATCCGACCGACGAGTGTAACGGACAAGATACAGCTGACGACATACGCGACACACTAGAGGGCAAACAGCGGGTATGAGTATGCAGCGGCCGCCGCCGCGACCGCCACAGTTGGTCGTCGAGACGGCCATCGACTGCGGGGAACCAGAAGATATGATTTTTCGCGCTGACGAGTTCGACGAGTTCGGCCAACACTTCAAACGCAGACTCGCCAGCGAAGCCGAGTCAGACGCGATAAGCGGCCGGTCGACACTGCTCGAGATACGGTCGTATTTTGTCGTGCAAAGAACCTTATCGGAGTACCAGAAATAACGCATATGCCGCAACCACCAGACCCGTCGATCGACGAACTCGATAAAGAAGACTTCGACAACTTGTCGAGTGGGAACCAGAAAGACATTATCGACCAGGTGTCGCGCCTGTCGAGTACGGGCTTCCGACAGCTGGGACGCGACCGTAAAGAAGAGGCGATACGCGCCGCACTCGGCGAACGCGTCACACTATACAGCGATAAGATGGCGCGTCTGCCGACGCTCGACGGGGATGCCGAGATATTCCTACTGAACTTGTCTGCGCATAAGATGGAACTCGCCGAAGGCGGCGAAGCGACAAACGAGTCAGGCGAGGGCGGGAACGCGTCGTTCCAGACCGGACAGGTCGAAGATTATCTGACACTGACGCGCTTCGGTCGGACTGCGAAGCGACATATCAGAAACGAAGAATCACTGTCTGCAGTTCGGTCGATCTAATATCATGCTGCGCGCAGATGTCGACGGGTCGATCGAAGTCGACGCCGGCGAAGTGCTACAGGCGCATCGTGACCGCATCAAAGACGCGGCCGACCTGGGGTTCTCGATCTCACAAGAACGCGTCCCGTTCGAACGCGGCACACTGAAGAACAGCGGGTTCCCGCCAGAGTTTCGCGGCGACGACATCGTCTTCGGGTACACTGCCGATTACGCCGCAGACATGGAGTACGGGACACCGCCGCATAATCCACCGACTGCGCCGCTGGTCGAATGGGCGGAACGCGTCGCCGGCGACCCCGGACTCGGGTACTACGTCGCGAATGAGAAGATACCACGCGAAGGCGTCGACGCGCAGCCGTATCTCAGGCCGGCGTTCGACCGCATGAAACCGTATCTCGAAAACCAGGGGCTTGACCTATGAGTGACGACCAGCCCGATGTCGAGACGCGGTATCAGGAGATGGACGAGAAACTGATTCTCATGCAAATGCTGGCGGAACTGCAGGCGATACGCCAGGCCGTGACCGACGACGAGACTGACACAGACAGACGCGAGTCACAGAGAGAGTCGGTCGAAGCGCAGCAAAAGTACCAGTGCGACAAGTGCCGGCGCGAGGTTGCGCGTAAGGACCGCTGGGACCATGCGCGCGAGCGACACAAAGCCCCGCCCGACCAGGTGCCGCATATGTTCGACGCGATCTGATAGGCAAACCGTTTACCCAGACACGAACTTGTTTTTGCGTATGTCAATATCGTCTGCAGACAGTCACGTTCAGGTCGTTATCGAACTCCTGCAGGCCGAACCCGATACGACCTGGTCGATCTCTGGGTCGCCGCGAGTACGCGACTTTTTCGACGACGCCAGCGCGGAGAAAGGGCCAGGTGCGAACCAGCCGCCAGTAATCTATGTCTATTCACCGACGTCGTCGACGCTCGAGCGTCACAGTATGGATGATACCCAGTTTTATCGCGAGAACACGGCGCAAATATTGATTATGTCACTGTCACAGTCGGAGGTCGTCGACGTGCAAACCGACGTTATCAATATCCTGTCCGAATATCTGCAGGATAATCGCAGCGACACCCCGTTTAACGATCTCGCCCCGACTGCAGCGACAGATAATCGCGAGCAAAAAGAAGCGCGACTGACTGACCACTTTGTCGCACAGGTCACAGTCGAGACGAAGAATCTGCCGGCGACTGGTAGGGCAAATTTATAACCTGCGTATCTGCCACTCTCAAGACAAGTCATGCATACGACCAGACTGCGATGCTGTCGTGTCGACTGGAAATGGGAACTGGGGTTTACAATGCATAGCGTTCATCGACAAGTTCTGTCGCTCGTCTATGGCGTCGCCGTGACAGCGATCGCCGTACTTGCGCTAAATCAGGGCAGTAGCCCGACCGTAATCGTCTCTGTCGTCGCGATGTCCATGCTGACACTCATGCTTATTTTTGGCGTCGAGATCGATACGATACGCGTTCTCGATAAAGTCGAGATACAATTCACAGACCCAGTCGACCAACAGTCGGACACAGAGACGGCAGACGAGACAGACTGACGACATAGCCCAAACACTTAGGCCGGCCTGTTCATACCGTCTCGTATGGCCGAAGCGATATTCAGTAATGTCGGTGTCTTAACGCTGCAGAACGGGACAGGGGCAGATGTCCCGATCGCAGGTATTCGCGATGTCGAGATAATCCCTGGGTACGAAACAGCGGAATTGTATACGATCGACAGTACGTTCCGCGACGCCGTGAAACAATACGAACACTCAGTCGAAGTCAACATTTCATATGCGAACTTCGACATCCCAGCTGCGCAGGAGTGGCTCGGTGGCGAAGGCGCGACGGCGACCGCTTCGACGGACACCGAAGACCCGACACTGTTCACGGTTCAGTTCGTGTCAGAGTCCGCAGACGGGACGTTTGAGAGAACGGCTGCCGCAGTCGATGTCGTGTTCCCTGAGTTCCCGATCGTTCAGGCGACACAAGACGAGTTCGAAGAGTTCGACCTGTCCGGCACTGGCGCGAAGGTCGAGACGCTGACGGACACGTCGACAGCATAATGACTGATACGGGCGACAACGGCGAACTCGACGCACTCGCGCAGAAACTCGTCGACGACACCGAAGAGAAATACGCAGAGACACAAGAGGCGCAGGCCGATTTTCTCGATACCGTCGCCGAAGAGTCCGGCGCGGAAGTGCTAGAGACGCGCTGTAATATCATTGGCGAATACACGGTCGATCTCAAAGCGAAACTGTCGGGCGACACTCTCGACCGAATGGGCGCACTGGAAGACCGGCTTGAACGCATGGAACGCGGCGATGCGGCCGCATACGAGATCGGCGAGACGGCCGACGAAATATCGCAGATTCTGGCCGACATTATCGACGACAGCGAGTGGCATAAGTCGAAGTTTTACGCGGCGTACGAAGCCGAAGGGCTGGCACCGCTGGGAGAAATGACCGAACGCGTGTTTGAGTCACTGCGCGCAGAACGCGAGAGGCGGCAGGGTGCCGCAGACGGGTTTCGCTCGGAGTGAACGCGGGCTTGAATACGCGCTGGTCATGGATGCGACCGGGAAGACGGTCGCGGACATACACGACATGGCCGATGCCGACCGATATGCGACGGCACTGGTCCGCGCGCGCTTTTATCGCGAACGGTCGTCGGACAGCGGGCGTCGGTAAGGACATACCTCTTTATCTCGGACACTGTCACAGACACATATGGTTACGGCACAGGAATTAATCGTCGCGATACGTTCTGAGGGCGTCAGTGACACGACGGACGACCTGAACTCGATGGAACAGTCGTTTACGTCGACCAGTGAACAGGCGAGTGACACGTCCGAGAACCTCGAAGGGTTTACAGCGAATATACAGGGCGCACTCAGCGCGGCTGTCGCGGGGCTGGCGGTCGCGACGGCCGGACTCGCGTCACAGATACCGATTATCGGCGAACTGGTGTCGGGACTGGGGGCTGTCTTTAGCGCCATCGGCTTACAGATCGACCAACTACTGCGTGACTTAGGCGTCGGTGGTCTGACTGGGGGGCTGTTCAAAGTCGCGGGGGCCATTTCACAGGCGGATGGTGCGGCAGGCGACTTTATCGGCGTTCTCGGTGGGCTGGCGACCGCTGCAACAGGCGCACTCGGGGGGCTAACCTCGTTCTCTCTCGCGACGAATGGTCTAATCGGGACGCTCGGCATCGCAAAGGGCATTATCATCGCGGCTGGGACAGAAATCGCGGCGTTCGCGACTGCCGTCGCGGCCATCCCGGCCGCGTTTGTTGGCATCGGCGCAGCAGTCTTCGGGTTCTTCGCCGCGTACGCACTGGGTATCGGCGACATCCGACAAAAGACAGAGAACTTTGCGAGCAAAATTGAGGGTAAGTTTGAGACATTTCTGAGTGATACCCGTCAGACGCTTCTCGATGTAAAACAGACAATAAAAAGTAAGTTCAAGACAGCGATTAGTAAGGTCGGGACAGCCGTCGACAACGCATACGGGAAAGTTGAGACATTCGTCAGTGACGCCGAGAGTGACTTAACGGGCTTCGCCGACACTGTAAAGAATAAACTACAGGATGTAAAAGACGACATAATCGGGTTCTTCTCTGGTATCGGGCAGACAATCGCGGACAAACTGCCCGACTTAAGCATCGGCGGAAAAGATGTGTTCGACTTCGATCTCGGCGACGACACTAGCACATCGTCCGACAGTAATTCGAGCGACACTGGCCGCGCAGGCAGACCGCGACCGCAGCGTCCGGACAACCAGGGCGCATCGATCGACGGGCGCACTCTCATCGAGTCGACAGGCCGGCAGCGTCGAGACATCGTCGCGCGGAACGGGTCGGGGTTATAGCATGACCGATGTCACACTGTCACGCGACGGGACATCAGTATCGTTCCCACTGGTCGAAGAGGGTGGCGAGATACTGGCCGCGCGGACGTTCGGAAAACCAGAGGTACAAGTTCGGGCGAGTGGCGGCACACTGAACCCGCGTGTAAACGATAACTTCTCGGGGCTCGAATCACTGGAGGTCGTCGGGAAGATATTCGACGTGTCAGTCGCGCATGACCTGGCCGACCTGATTAAGTCGTCGAGCGTCGAGCCGCTGACAGTCGCGATCGACGCGCCAGAGTTCCCAGACACACTTCGCGTCGCACCGGCAGCGGGACAGGCGTCGGCGCTGTCGCTCGAGTTCCCAGCTGGTCGCAAAGGACTCGTGAACGTCGATCTGTCACTGACGCGCGTCGGCAGTATCTTCGGCATCGGCGGACAGACGGCATCGACACCGCGCGCGTCTGGGGATGGGCCAGTCGTCATACGCGTCGGCACAGAGTCCGTCGAACTGCCGACTGCCGACCTGTCGCTGTCGCGCACTGTCGGTCGGCCGAATGACGCAGTGCGACGCGTCCCGTCTCGCGGACAAAAAGAGACGCGACAGCCGCGATACCAGGTCAAAAATAAGGTCGCGGCGGACACGTTCGCACTGGCATTTGAGACGGTCGAGAACATCCCCGACACACTGAACGCACTGACAGACGCGATCTTCCGACAATTACTGGGGCGGAAGGGCATCGGCATCGATTTTAACGGTCTGGCCGGACTCGGTGAGATTCGCGCAATTCCTATCGGGTCGAGTCCGTTCCGACAAGTCAGACAGGCCGGGCGGAAGACTGTCACGACGCCGACGCTCGAGTTCCGACGTATTCTTGATACAACTAATTAACGACAGACACACAGATACGATATACAACGATGGTAAGTTCTGGTTATCATGATGTCGGCGAGGAGTGGTCGCAAAAACTGACGTTCCGACGCGATCGTATCACACGCGATACCACCGTCACGGTCGTCTTATTTGACGACTCGGTGGACCAACTATCAGACGCGTCCGACGTGTCTGACATTACAACGCAACCAACAACAGGCAACTACTCGCCCGTCACGTTCCAACTAGACGGCGCGGATATAGCGGTGTCTGAACAAAACAACGACATACGCGTCGAGGCGTCGGTCGTTTTTGACTTAGTAAATGTAACCGACAGCGTGGATTCGACCGGCCTGATTGTAGACTTTCAAAGCGATATTGTGAACGCTGAAACAAGTCAAAACCCGCATTTGATATATACCGCGCCGCTTGACGACGCGCCCTTTGATACGTCAACCTTTACGGCAATAGAGGTCAATCCTAGATTAGACTTAAACTGACATGGCAAGAAATGACCCATATTTGCCCGACTTTGCGACGGTATCCGCCGGTGGGAGTGTCGTATTCGACGGTTCGCAATCAGGCACCGGCGAGGCAATTATCAACGAAGTCGCCGGCAATTTCGACGTGAATATCACAATTGAAGAATCAAACGACGGGGGGGCAACATTTACCGAAGTGACGCAATTAGCGACGGGAGACGGCAATCTCGTCTTTGCGGCGGATTTTCACTCACAGTTTAATCGCATCTATGTGTCGCAAGGTGAGCGACGATTACGTATTTCCGACGCTAGCGGGACAGGCGGGGAGGTAAGTGTCACGGGGGACGAGAGATAACTATGGGGCTTAACAACTTTACCACCAAAGGCGGCGGTTCGGCAGAGTTTACCGACGTAGACAGCGATTCAATCACGAATAGCGGGCAGGTGACGACGCAAGACTTGAATACTGATGTATTAAACTTTGATCAAGTCGGATTCTTAAGATTTGACCAACTACGCGACGTTAACACGGACAGCGTTACGGTCAACCTGAATAACCCATCGAATAATGTTCTTGTTGTCTCAAGTCGTAGCGGGGGTACAGGGTTTGACAGATTGCAGATCAACGGAGACACAGGACCAAATTATGACGTTGTAGACAGCGTTGGAAACAATTCAACAGGAAATAACTCAATCCTCCTTGGCAGGTTCCCCCCTGATGTGAATCGGTTCAGAATGGTTGACGATAGGGGTGGCAGAATACGGGGCTCACTGGACAGAGTGGGAACTGAAACAAACGACCCGACAAGGTTCACAAACATTAAGATAAGTGGCCCCGTTTCGTCATTCAAACTGTTTGACTCTGGAGCGACTCCCCGTCAAGCCCGCTTTGCAGTGTTCACACGTTCAATCTGACTCGCAACGTGCGGGACGCGACCCCCTCATTCTAATCTCTCCGAATCACCCGACAGCGCGATTATAACCCTCGTGACACGTTGCGCCGAAACACCGAATCACAAGCAAGCGTCCGAATGGATGGGGACGCAATGCCAGCAAGTAATCTCAACAATCAGGCACAATAGCGACACCCACAAGCCCGTCTATTATTGCGTGTCATGTCTAATCGCTAGTTATGACCCAGACATTTGAACAGAAAGTCACCGACTACGATTACCAATATCGGTATGAGTATACATACGGTGTACTGGACACAATCGAGAGGGCAAGGGCGACGGCGCAGGCGGTCACGACGGCGACGACTGACACGATACTTACAGAGTCGGCGGTAGAGTGGCGGCTACGGGTGGACGGCGACATAATAGACCAATTATACGACGTAAGCCCGCTTGTGGACACGGCAAACCCATTCGGCGATTATGTCGTACTGAAGTTAGACGACCAGGGCGGCGAACTATTCGATCGGTTCAGACGCGGTACCAGAGTCGAAGTCGATATCTCCGAAAACTTCGGGCTGTCTTTTACGAATCGATTTACAGGGTTCGTCGTCGAAAGAAGAGAGACAGAACAACAGGGCGCAGACGCACTCGAGATCGAGGCGTACTCGTTCGACCAGTTTCTCAGAAAGAACACCGTCACGAACGACCAGTCGGGGAAGACGCTCGCGAACGCACTGCAGGACATCGTCGAGACAGATACGCCGGTGTCGTTCGTCGCAGATAATGTCGAAGTCGCGAACCCACAGACCGTACAAGAGTCATTACGGGGTCGCAAAGTCGAGAACGTACTGCAGGGACTCGCGTTTGCGTCGACGGGCGAAGAGTTCGGGGTAAATGACGACTTAGAGTTTTTCTTCCGACCGTCTGAGACAAGACACATCGAGCGCGGCATCGATAACACACAGTGGTTTCGCTATGATATTCCCGAACTCGGAAAGGACACAATTAACGAAGTCGAAGTCTTCTTCGACTCGGGTAATGAGTCGGTGGTCGTCGATCGCGGAAAGTCAAAACTCGATCTGCAGAACGAACTCGGACTGCCAGACCCTGCCACAGAACGAAAAGAACTGAACCGTGACGACATCGAGACATTCGAAGGCGCAAAGCGCGCGGGCGAACAGTTTCTCGAGTTTAGAAATACTGTACTCACTGGCACCGTGACGACGTTCGGATTATTTGACGCGCGCCCCGGCGATACGATCGACATTAGCATCGAGTCACGCGGCATCGACGACGAGTTCAGAATCGCAGAGATAAAATACAGATGGGGGCGCGACGAGACGGAACTGACGATCGTCGAGAAGCGGTCGCAGGACATCGACACGGATATACTGCGCGTCTCAGAGAAAGTCGACCGTATTGAACAACGCGGCGCAGACCGTGACGGGATTCAGAATAGAATCACGAACACAGATGTCGCAGCGACCATCTCGCCGACAGCGGATGTCGACGGCACATCGGCCGACCGTGTCCGACTAACGAACGACGGTCGGAACCTAGTCCGTGACGCATACAGCGGCGACAGTGTCCCGGCGATCTCGGACATCGCAGTCGGCACCAGTGACGCGAATCTGTCGCGGTCGAACACCGCACTCGAGAATGAGACAGCGCGGGCGGCCGTGACGACAGGCGGGGCAGGGACGACAGCGACGTTCGACGCGTCGTTCTCACAGACGGGCATACAAGAGGTCGGCTTATTCGCCGCGCAGCGGCTCGTGACGCGGTTCACACTGGCCGACCCGGTCAGTGTGTCGGGCAGTATCTCAATCGTCTTAGAAGCCGATAATGACGCGTCTGTCGACAGGGGGGTGTTCACGGCTGCCGGACAGGAGACAATTCGCGACATCTTATCGTCGTCGAACCCAGATTTACCGACCGATTATGCGTACGGTCGCGGCCAGTCGACCCCGGCCGAATCCGACACGGCACTCGACGACCAGGCGGCCGTTCTGTCACTCGACACGGTCACGGTCCAGACAGCCGATACGAACACGGCCTTTAATAACGTCATACAGACAGACTTATCGACACTACCGCATTTACAGGTCGCGAACGGGCAGATCGAGACGGTTCAATCGCTGTCACTTGATACAGCCCCGTCGACGAGTGACTCATTCACCCGCCCCGACACAAATGCGAACCCTCAGAGAAATACTGAGGCGGATAATGCCGAAGGCACACAGTATCAGGCGTTATTAAGTCAGTTTCAGTCGGTTACATTCAGCGGGTTTAATTTACCAGTCACAATTGACAGCGCAGACGCTGAGGTCGCCGTGAGACTATTCAAAGAGAATGGTGCCGATAATAACTTTAACCCAGGGCCGAACCCGATACAGGTCGAGGTCGATGTCGATAACTCGACAGTTCTAACACTAATTGTCGCTTCCGACCTAGCCGAGAATGACTTTCAGTTTTTCACTTCCCCTGTAAACGCATCCGTCAGCGATACATCGACAGTCACGGTAACTATTACCTCATCATTCGATAATATATCGATCGACGACCCCGGTGTCGGTGTCGATGTCGCCGCACTGTTTAATAATAACTTTAATTATAACTTCCCGAACTCAGTCGACAGTAATAACAGACTAAGCGGGCCTGAACTTTTCCCTGGTCTGCAGACCGTCGATTACACCACCGGGTCGACGCGACGGCCAGTCGACAGTGTGATAGCAGATGAGGGGTTCAATAATGTCGACGGACAGCAGTTTATCGAAGTATCGAACGACGGGGGGTCGACATTTCAGCGGTTCAATAATACCGCATCTGCGACGGGGAATTTCTCGAGTCCGGGGACAGAACCGAAGGCGCGACTCGGGCTGTCACGCGGGGGGTCGCGTTCGACGGCATCGCCGACACAGGGCTTTATCGGTCAGACCGTCTCGACGCATGAGTTATTTGCCGGGGCGGAGGGAGTGACACCAAACGGTATCGGCTCGGCAAATGCCCGCGCTATCGCACGAACAGGCGACCTGTCTGGCGAGTCCGACCAGTTGACAGAAGGCGGCCAACTTGACGCGCAGGGTAATCTCTTGACGCGGTCGATATTCCCACCGTTCCCGATCGGGTCGCAGACGCGGGTCGAAAGTAGTGAAGAAACCCGGTTTACACGCGACTAAGCGTCGCTACTGTCTATTTTCACTTTCGCCGCCCGCGCATGGCCGACCATTTAGAGGCCAGCGCGTGACATGAAAAACGCCATGTCTGATACATGGACCCGTCGACGGACTCTGTTAGGCGCGGGGACCGTCGCAGCGGGCACAGTCGGAGGTATCGCAGTCGCGAGTAATAACGCTGCCGCACAGGTCGATGGCACACTGACCGTCGCCGACGCCAGTGTGACGCTCGTCGACCAGACACTGCAGGACATACTCGTCGATATGGTCGCCGAATGGTCGTACGACAGTAATGTCCGCGTCGATAGTGTCGAGACAGAGGTTCATACAGGCCAGCGTGCATCGTCGACCGACATGATAGCGCGCGAGACGACCGCGATCGATACTGGCGACCACAAGAGTCACAACGGAACGACAGAACTGACCGGCAGTCTCGCCGAAGCGCAGGACTTCTCTGTCTCGGAGATGGTTCCAGAGACAGGCAAAGTCGAGCATAGCGCACTGGCCGAACTGCGTGTCTTCATTATACACGACGACGAAGCCGTCGCAGAAGCCGTCGTCAGTGACACGTTCACAGTTACGATCTCTCAAGAAGAGATACAAGTGTCGACAAACGTCTCGGGTAGCGGAACCGTCACGTTCGAGATGGAATGACCTAAGCGTCGAGTCGGTTCCCGAGATCGCCCTTATTCTGAAATATTTTATCGCGACGGCCGACACGCAAAACGAGTAAGTTCGGCTTTCGAAGTGCGACGACAGCGCGGTAATCTCCTGCGCGGACGCGCATCAAGTCATATCCGCCCTCCATATGTTTCACAGACGAGTGTGTCACGGGCTGGCGGGTCTGCGACACGTCGACCAGTGCGTCGGTCATTCGGTCGCGGTCAATTCCTGATAACTCGGTCAGTTCGTCTTCGGCGCGGGGATGCAGCTGTAAATCGTACGATGTCACACATTGACGTGACGACGGGCAGTATATAATGGCACTGCCGAGACTGACGGAACACATAGTTTTATTATGTGTTAGATTAATGTGTCATACAGACCGGACACCCCGGTCATTAGCCTATGACAGACGACTATGACCTGCCGAACGGCGATGTGAGGCGACGAATCGCGCACGACTCCGCTGCCGATACAGTGCCGGTCGGACTGACACAAGAACCGGACTTCGACGCCTGGCGACTGGTCGTCGAAGACATCGCAGACGAGATCGAACACGAACTCGAGAAGGCCGAACCATGACCGACCCCGCAAATCTGGTCTGTGACGAGTGCGACAACGACGAGATAAAATGTCGAAAGTCGACGGGCGGCGTCGACGACGGGAAGTTCACTGAGAGATTTATCTGCCGGCACTGCGGCGCGACAGGGACGATTACCGGCCGCGCAGAGAACCAGCCGCAGGACTGGCGCACTCGCGGGGACTTGTTCGCATGACGCTGTATCGTATTAGCGACGACCGCGGCCTGCAGGCACTGACGCACGACGCGGAAATGGCCGAGAGATTATCGCGCGCCGGCTTACGCGTGACGGCGACGGCGACCGGCGACTGTTAGAGTCATAACCCGGTGCAATTCCGGGCGTCGGCATGGGTGGCGACCGACCGCCGTATTATGGCAGACAACAGACGACAGATCGACACTGACGACATCGAGTCGCGTCGACACAACGTGAACGAAACAAACGACAAGATTCGCATTGAGACGAAGATAAAACGCGGGACTGCGACACGCGACCAGGACACACACAAGATAAAGGTGCGCGGCGAGACGCCCGCGAAGGCAGCAAATAATCTCGACTCTGTGATTGAATTGCTTGAGTCACGAGACGTGTTCCAACGGGTTCGACAGCTGCAGACCGACAGCGACGACGATAATGACTGAGTACGTCAGATCGACGCCGTACGATAAACACGAGTGGCCGCATGAGATATACCGGACATGGGGGTCGAGTCATGACTGACGCACCGACATATCTCGCGCTGAGTGGCTCGGAACGCGACCATCTTCTCGGCGTCTGTATCTCTGACGGGTCGTCTGGGAGATCGATACATGGCACAGTCCAAAACCTGAGAGACGAGACGTTTCACCCTGTCGCAACATATGACCCCCTAGAGAGTCTCGCCGAACGCGGACTCATAAAAAAGTGGGAACAAGATATTGATGGTCGGACGAACTCGTATGTCCTAACTGACGACGGCAGAGAGACGATCGATTCAGCGGCTGCCATATTTGAACGGCTCGACGACGGCGACGGCAGCGACCAGTGACGCCGCAGTAGGCCATTCTTTTTTCATTCTGTTTGCGTATCGAGCGTATGGTATTCGACTTATTACCAGTTAGCGGGTCGACCGGCGCGGCTGCGATCGCGCTTGTCACGACGCTTCTGGTCGTTCGACTGTATTCGGGGTCGCGACTTCTCGACCCGCGATACATGGTTTTCTGGGGACTCGCCCGTCGCTTATTGATGCCGGTCGTCGACCAGCTGGCAAAGCGCGCAGTCGGTATCTCGGCAGAGAATCAGGCGCACCGTTCAGAGTACGTTCATGATACGCCAGATACACCGGCCGATGTCCGTGACGCACTTATCGCAGAGTCCGACGAACGCTGGGAAGTGTCGGTCTTGTCCGGCCTGAAGACGGACTGGACCGGGTCAGTCGAGATCGCGTCGCTGGTCTGCTATTACGGTTCGAAGCCGACGCCCGGCGCGCCGGACTGGTTACGCGATAAGCAGACGCACGTCTTCATGTTCAGTTCTGGCGTCGGGACGAGAGTCTGCGCGCACAACGAGGCGAACTCATGGCGACCCGACAAGTGGAAAGACCACTTGTTCAAAGGCGACAGTTTCGACGCCGAAGCCGGTGTCGACGATGTCAGCGCATGGCTTAACGACTCAGACATCGACATCCCTGCAGATTATCAGGCAGAGTAAGTTTTAACACCTGAACGTTGTAATCACTAGATAGGTTTAGAAGTCGGCCGGTGTGGGGACCGACCGCCACAGAAAGTACGCAGGGTCACAGTGCCCGTCTTATTGTACGCGTGACGGCGGGTTAACCGTATCGGTCGAACTTCTAACCTATTGACACCATGAGATCGAGCCGATACCGACCCGTACTAACACGGGAACGATATACCGAGACGAACAGTGACACGACTGGCGGTCGACAGACGGCAGATACACGCGGTGCGGTGTGTGTGTGTGTTTGCGGTCGCCGAAGCGGTCGCCGTCGCTGTCGCTGTCAGGCAGAATCGCATGACGGGGCGGCGACGCCGCCCCGTGGACCGGGTCACAGACCCGGTCGATACCGCACACACTTACTTACTTACTATACATTAAGAGAATGTTATAATAATAATGGGTGCGCAACTAAGTTTAAGGTAACTTATCTCGGCGGTGGTCTGCGTGTCTGACCAGACCCAGATCGGGCCATCCGTTGATGCCGAGTTATGGGAGAAGTTCAGAGAGAGTGTTCGCGATCGACACGGCAGAGTGCGCGGCGTACTCGGTAAAGAGCTTGAGACGGCGCTGAGACAGCATCTGAGTGACGACGCGACCCCGACCGAACGGCGTCTCGAACAGCGGTTAATGCGAATCGAAGACGAACTCGGTGTCTCGTCTGCCGATGGCGGCTGTCCCGTCTCAGACGCTGAACACACACACACAGAGACACCGGCACCGGCACCGGACACCGACAGCGGTCGCGTCGAGAAGCCCGACCCGAAGGCCCCGCGTGACGACAAAGTCCGGTATCTCGCGCAGTGTGTCGTCGACGACCACTGTGACACGGCAGACGGCGACATAAACACGATACCGCGTAAGTCACTCGTTAAAATCGTCCGTGACGAGTACGGGTTCAGAAAGGACACGGCTGTCGGGTATGTCGACGAGTTAATCGAACACTTCGATCTGGTCGAGAAGCCCGGTTCTGGTGAGTCCGAGAACGGTCTGACGCTGTATGTTTCTCCCAGCCGACGCGATGAAATACTCCGCGAAGCCGCAGAGTCGCGGTTCGACAATATCGCGGGGGCAGACCGGTGATACACACTGTCGATCTCAAGCCCGACCACTTGAAGACGGTTCACACAGAAGCCCGCGCTCGCGACGACAGTTACGACGACTCGCCTGTTAAGACGACAAAGGCGCTGAACATGGAGAAGGGCGAGACGCACGTTCACGGTCTGAAAGGCGAGATCGCCTTCGCCGACTTCTATGGGCTTGAGCCGGACCTACAGATACGACCCGAAGGCGATGGCGGCGTCGACTTCGAGGTCGAATGGCTCGGCGACGATGTGACGGTCGACGTAAAGACGACGACCTACCAGGAGAACCCCGGTCTGTTAGTGCGCGAGAACGCCGCGAACCGCGCCGACCGCTATGTTCTCGCCATCGTCGACGGCACCGAAGTACGACTGGTCGGCTTCGCCAGCTGCGATACAATGCTCGACGCGCCGGTCACAGAACACACTGGCCATATGCGAAATCATATGATTCGCGCTGACGACCTGCGCGCACTGCCAGACGCGCCGCTTATCTCGTCACAAAGCGCAGGCGAGAGTGACACAACAGCGGGAAAAGCCCCACGACCGCCAGCGTCAACGTTTGCACTGTCGACCCGTGACACGAGCGACGAATACGCAAAAGCCCGCATTAAGAATACGACTGACCCCGAATATCTCAAGGCAATACAAGAGAAAGAAGTCGAACGCGACGACCCGCGACAGCAGCGTATCGCCTGGATAAACCAACAGCGAAAGGAGATCGACGACTTATGAATGTACTAATCGGACCACATGGCCAGCACTACCACAAAGAGAGATGCGCAAACGTGACGGACAGTATGACCGAAGTTAAACGCGGAATCGCCGAAGCTTGTGAATACACCGAGTGCGGGACGTGTTTCGGGGGCGACGAGACGCCGCACTGCCCAGAGTGCGGGCGCGCGAGCGTTATGTCTCGTCACGGTGTAAGGGGGGTGTCGGAACCTAGAGAGGGTGATTTATGGCGCTGTAAGAATTGCACGTCGACATTTGACAATCCCGACTGGTTACCCGCCAACGGCCATGTCGGGGGCGGGAAACACTGTGAAAAATTGTACGACATGGACCCAGACACAGAAATCGTTCATCCTGACGAGGTCGAACAGTGACCATATACACGATTTACACGGACCAAGGTGCTGAGACGTACTGCGGTAATAATATCGAACATGATGATGACGGGGTTAAAATAATAGACTATTCCGCGTATGCAGGTGGTGACTGTTTGGTCGTTTATGTCCCGTATAGTAGTCTCGTCAAAGTAGAGACAGATAATATACCCAGCAGTATATCGCCGTGTAGAACGGAGGCCGACGAATGACCGGCGCAGATGTCGAACGGTACCTCGTGAACGCACTTGACGACTGTGGGTTCGCAGTGATGCGCGCGCCCGCATCTGGTGGCGGCACCGACCGCGATATGCCAGACGTACTCGCGTCACAGGCGGGCGCGCGACCACTCGCGATCGAACTCAAGTCGACGCACTCGAAGACTGCGTACGTCGAAGACCACGAAGATGTCGCACTCGCGCGCTTCTGTGAACGCTTCGGTGCTGAACCCGCACTCGGGTATCTGTTCAAACAGCCGGGTAAGCGCCGGCAGATATGGCTCTGTCGCCCTGACGACTGCCGGCTGACGGATGCCGGCCATCGCGCACTGACACGCGAGAACGCTAGCGACCGCGCGCACACTGTCGTCTTACCGGACACGAGACATAAAGACGCGGAGGTGCGCGAACTATGAGTCGACGCCGCAACAACGACCGCGACGACGTGACCGGCAGCGCCGGGTTACAGACCGCGAAGCGCGCTGTCTCGACTGTCGACACAAATACGCGCAGCGGCGACCCGTTCATCCCGCGACGCGAGTGTGCGCAGTATGTGTCGCAGATGGAAACCGTCGACGACACTGGTCCGGTGCGTGCGATCGCACTCATGGTCGAGAAAGGGGAACTCGTGACACTGCCGCGACCCGTCTCGGGGACGCCGGCACTGACGATTAACGACCGTCGTCGACTCGCCGCCTGCGCTGCGCGGTATCGCGACCATGACGAACTGCAAAATGCGCAGGCGTGTATCGACCGCATCGAAGAGATGAATCTGCCAGCTGTTCTCGACCGCGATTACGTACGGGGGCCGACCG